ATACAGGTTCGCAAAATCTGGGCCAGACGAACTAGCATTTCTACCATAATAACGCCCTTTGCAAGGGGTATTGGTTTCGAAGTCCCATTGCACAATATAGACATCATAAGTATCGTCGAAAACTACGTCGGAGACGCTGATGCTAGTAGTAATCATCTGACTCCTGATGAACGAAGGTCCATCAATCAAATCAGGAATACCACCACGAGCATCCAAGTCAGGATTCTGTAATACACTTTCAACAAACTTATCATTATTGTCTTTAATGACTTCTGCTATTTTATTTGCAGACATATCTTCCATTTTCGAATAGATTTTTAATATTTTATATAAGTAACAAAAATTAATTTATATTTTTGTGTGGCCCATCCTCCCACACCCCGGATTGCGACGGCAAACTATCGATAAATGCTTGCCACCAAGGTCCTGTAAGGGTCTCACGCAGACCTTTTATAATATCCTCAGAGGGTTCTTCGAACAAGTAACTTCCGAGCGCGCGGATATAATTCATGTAGCCACTTTTATAGACTACAGTTTCAAACCCGTCAACATTCTTAAGTTCTCTTCCGTATAACCTCGAACAGAAATCAAATTGGTTTACTTTCTCCCGACTAACCTTAACGATGACACCTCGATCAGCCATCCACTCAGTTTCCTTGTCACTAACATAGGGTTTCACACAGTCATCACCATACGTGGCATAGTGCTTGATGTTCTTCAGGCCAAAAGAACGATCATGCTCAACCGCCAATATTAAACGACCAATAGAATTCCCTGATGCAGTATTCCTAGCACCTGATTTCCTAATGGATAAAAAGTTTTGTTCAAACATAATCCCATCTGAAAACACAGGAACGCCAAGAAATTGAGTAAACTGCATCATATAAAGGAGTCCCCACGCTGGGTCAGGCGTACACATCGGATCGAGATGTAGACATTTTATCATGTCCGGCCAAAACCACCCGTAGCGAACTATGATTTCTTCAAGCGCCAATTTCCAAGACATTAAAATATCCCAGGAACTAGCATCATCAGAACGCAAAGGTCCGTCATAAAACAACGATTGGCACAACTGGCGATCGCCAGCTATAGTTCCAAGCGCCGTACCAGGCTTCATTGGCACACGTTCAGGAAACGTTGCATGCACCTTATCAGGTAACAACGAAAAAGAGTCGGCTAAAGATTGCACGACACTAACACCCCAAATAAGTCTCCATTTTCCAACATCAGCTTTCACTTTCCCAGTCAGTTCATCCTTGATATGAACTTTTTGAGGGTCACACGCACCAAGCTTGACTAAATCCATCGCAGTAAATTTCTCACCGCTACGGATCCGCATGAAAACAGCGTACCTAGAAAAGATCATGGCTACCGCCATGCAAAAGAATTCCCATTTAAGGGATCTTTTTACTTCTCCATTATTGTCCACCATCATCTTATACGGAAAGCCAGGCTTTGAGGTAGCATCCAAACCATCAATAGCCGAACTCAAAGCATTTACTAAATTCACCGAATTAACTTCAATCAACTCACGCGTCATATCCAAACGGGTAGCATCACAAATAGCTATCAGCGTTTCATCA